CACGCTATTCTTAAAAAAACTGGGCTTCCTACTAAAGCTATTTCCAATGCAGTCTACTCATGTGGATATTGTCATAAGCTTTTCGCTAAAAAACCTACCCGACGTTTTTGTAGAGAATGCTCCTCTTCTTATCTACTAGCTACGTATACCTGTGATGGTTGTGGTAATTCCTTTAAACGAAAACGCTCCCTACAAGAGATGAAAACGAATTCCCAAGGCCACAAACATATATTTTGTGGTAGACGCTGTTATCATGCATCCCGATTTTTAACTCATCCTGTAGAAAAAAGGTATTTTTGATATTTATTGACAAAATCAATTAAATGGTTTACACTTAGTGTCAACTAATCAAGCAAAGATTAGAAAATATATAGGGGTGACAGTTATGTTGGCACGTAGAAACAATAATCAGAGGTACAATCTCCTTCCGTTGATGGCACACTTCTTTCCCGAATATGGGGTTGAGTCATCTTTTTCAGATGAATCACGTAGTTATGTGATTCCAGTGGATTTAGTTTTCAATGACGAATATGTTACAGTTACAGCGTCACTACCGGGAGTATTGGTGGAGAATGTTGATGTGTCAGTAGAAAATGGAGTTCTGACCATTAGCAACAAGACTGATGTTTTACCCACCGATACGCAAAAGGGGAGTTATGTTCTCAGGGAACGTGTTCAGGGTCTTTCCAGTCGTTCTATCAGGCTACCAAAGGATGCTGATGTAGATAGTGCGGAAGTTTCTCTCAGGGAAGGGGTTTTAACCGTACAATTCAAGAATGGTCATCCACGGCAAGTGAAATCACTTCCAATTTCTACTAAGTAGAGTATAGGGGGATTTCTCCCCCTATTTTTCTATTGACACCTAAATTTTTTATGGTATATTGTATCTAAAGGCACTTTAAAAAGCTACTGCACACCCAAAACCCCGACAAGCACCCTGAAATAGTGGGTCACCTAAAACTCTGTGGGGCAGACCTAGACCTAAACAGAGAGGGTAAGTTGTTTAATAGCAGACCGTGGACGATGGGGAACTGGAGAATAGTAGAGTAATCTACACCTTGGTAAAGCGTCACCGGGGCAAGGCCAGAATTATCTGGATAATCCAAAATGAGGCGGTTAAAACCTCAAATTGTTCCCAAAAACCTGATATAGCAGTAGCCTTTTTAAAGGAATATAAACTCTTTGGTTTTTCGTCAGGTTTTACAGGGGGGAACCTATGGTTAAAACCATATTACCTTAATTAAAAAACTAGCTACTAATACTCAGTATTGTATTTTGGTAGCTAATTTTTTAAATTATGGATATTGACAAAATAGTATTTCAGTTGATACTTAAAAATTAGAATTATAGGAACTACAAATGTGGGATAAAAAGAAATGCTGTATATGTAATATAGACTTTGCATTACATCCTAAAGCCAAGACACTTTATACAAAACAATTATGTATAAAGTGTAGAAATATTAAGTGGACTATTCCAATGTGGAATAATGCTATTATATCTGGAAAAAGACCTGTAATATAAATGAAAGTAGAAGTATATAGAAATTTACACAAGAATTGTTGGTCTATAAGAGACAATAAAACTGGTAGAGTGATAAGACATTCAAATAATATATCTTTAAAAGATGCTGAACTAGTGGTTAGGAAATCAGGTAGAGAGAAGGTATTATGTGAAAAGAGAAAAAATGTTCATGCTTTTATAAGAGGTACAATTGAATCTTACTCATACATACATAAGCAACAAATAGTATATAATCCGTACAAATATAAGTCCTTTGTGTTAATCGATTCATCAGAACCTTTATTTTATGCAGACCATATTTATTTGAATGAGAAAGGAGAAGTTTGGAAATGACAACTGAAAAAAGAAGGGGCAGACCTAAAGGAAGCAAAAATAAACCTAAAACATATAATCACGAATCCATTCAGAAAATTAAAGCTACCGTACCTGAAGAGTCTACTATAGTTAAAAAACGTGGAAGACCTCTAACTGAAGATAAGAAAAATTTCATTCCTATTGATTCTGATGAAATAACTTTAGATATGTCCATTATCAGTAAACATATGGAAACTGGTGCTAAAAATTACATCAATTTAACTAAAAATTTAGAGCTACATCCCTCAGACATCCCTATATTTGCAAGTTCTTATACTAAGTCGTATAATCACTCACCGGGATATGTGATAATAAACCCTAGAAATTACCATTTAATCTCTCACATAAAGAAAGAATTTCCTGATATTGGGGTAGGTTATTGTAAAGGAACTGCTTTATGGGAGTTGGTGTTTTGTTATAGTTGACGTTTGAACCTAACTTCACTACAATATATACTAATTACCTTGCTAGGTAATAATTTTAGCTCACAATGTTTCTCGCTAGGAGACACTATTATGGTAAATGCTGGTGATAAATATACCCAATTAAAGTATCGGTGTATGAATTGTGACACACGATTCATAATTTGTACTACAACTCCTGAACTCTGGTCATCAAATTCAACTACTTGTCCAGATTGTTCTACCATTGGGAACTTTATAATTTGGCGTGAACTCAAAGACGGAGAAATCATTCAGGCTGTGCCGGGTGAAGGGGAATTAGTTTCTGTATCTGCCTAGTTTAAAAAATATAGTAAGTTTAAGAGTGTAATGAGTAAAATTATTGAATTAACCTGTCCAAAATGTAATGAAAAACGTATGGGGTCTAAAAGAAATAAATATTCTTCCTCTTCTGTAATTTGCAAGAGATGCTGTCTCCTAAAGTCTAAAAGTGAATTTAAACTGGCTGGATATGGACGAGTAGCAGAATGATTAATAAAAATAGAATCTATTGACATATGTATTTTTTTAGTTTAGAATAATAAAAATAGAATTAGATGAAGGAGAGAAAAACATGCCAGCAAATTTAACAGTTAATGACCAAGGCCAAGCGGAGATGTTTTATACTGGGAAAGCCCCGTGGCATCGGATGGGAACTGCGGTTGAACATGCTCTTACAAGTGCTGATGCTATTACGGCGGCACATATGGATTGGAATGTACTGACCACCCCAATTCTTTATCGAGCTAGTTACACAAATATTCCTCAAGAAGTCCCTAATAAAGTTGCTGTAATTAGGGAAGATACTGGTGAAGTTTTCACAATTGCTTCTGATAGATATACTCCACTACCCAATAGGCAAGCGTTTGAATTTTTTGACTCTGTAGTTGGTGCTGGTCAAGCTATTTATCATACGGCTGGTACTATTAACGGTGGTCGTAAATTTTGGATTCTGGCTAAACTGGATGGAGAACTAAAAGTTACCAATGAAGATATTCTTCACAAGTACATTTTGCTTGGTTCTTCCCATGATTCATCAATGCCATTATCAATGATGTTTACCACTGTGAGAGTTGTTTGCGACAATACGTTTTCCCTAGCACTAAATCTAAACTCTACTGAAAATGAGATTAGATTCACAGCAAAACACACTCCAAATATTTCTCAGAAGGCGGTCAATGCTAGAAACACATTAGACCTAGCAAATGCTTATTTTGAGGATATGATGGTTGGGGTCAATAATCTAGTGGAACAGGAATGGGATTCATACGATATGCAGAGGTTTGTATATACCCTGTTTGACCTAGATGCTGAAAAATCAATTGATGAACAGCGTAGGGGTAAATCTTACTCCGCTGATAAAGTACTTAATCTATTCTCCACTGGTAGAGGTAATGGATTGACTGGTGTGGCAAATACTAAATGGGCCGCTTTCAATGCTGTCACTGAATTTGCTGACTATAATCGCCCTGTTGGTCATAGAGTAGATTCTGGCGAAAGCCCTACTCTTGATGTTGCGGATAAGCGTCTAGATGATGCGTGGTACGGGCCGGGAGCCGCTTTGAAGCAAAGGGCTTGGGATTTGCTTACTGTAAGGTAATCTTTTTCCCATGTTCTTAGACTCATGGTGTAGGTATAGTTCACCTACACCATGAGTCTATATTTTTGGGGGTATATCACTAATAAATGATACAGATTGATTACGATTGCCCACATTTTGTCTTAACCTTTCCATATAATCAATATGACCTTAAAACAGTTCGGGAATTACCATTACGAGATTGGGTTAAATCTGATAAAGTTTGGAAAGTACCTCAACTAGCTGTTAAGACACTTGATAAACTTTCTGCTCAATGGACAGACGAAGCCCAAGCTGTAAGAAAATCTGTTGATGATGGTCTGATAGAGTTGATTGGGTATAAATTTGATGACTCTATTAAAGAACAGAGTGGTTCTCTTCTACGGCCCTATCAACAGATAGGAGTTAATTTTTTATCTAAGGCTAAAAAAGCACTTCTTGCAGATGAAATGGGATTGGGTAAGTCTCTCCAATCTATTAAAGTGATTGTAGACGCTAAATTGAACCGTAATCTTATTTTGTGTCCCTCAACACTGAAATTGAATTGGCTTAATGAGTTTGAGAAGCACTTTGGAATCAAGGCTGTGGTTATTTCGGGAACTAAGAAAAAACGTACTAAACAGTGGTCTAATAAAAAAATACGTTACGTAATCGCTAACTATGATTTGTTGAGACTCGATTGGGAAGTCATTCCGAAAGAGTGGGATTCTATAATTGCTGATGAGGTTGTTTATCTCAAACACAGTACATCGGCACGAACTAAATTAGCGAAGAAATTACAAAGTCCTATAAGATTAGCTTTATCGGGGCTTCCATTGGAGAATAATTTAATGGAGTTCCAGTCTATAATGGAATGGGTTAGGCCCGAAATTGTACCCTCCGCATATAGATTTAAGCATCGATACGGTGTGTGGAATTATGGAGGTAAGTTAATCGGCTATAAAAATTTAGATGAACTCCATATGCTTACCAGTCCCTTTATTTTACGGAGAACAAAAGACCAAGTTCTACCTGAACTTCCACCGAAAATACATACTGACTTTCCATTGGAGATGACTACGGCAGTCTCTAAAGCCTACGATACTATTAAGAATGATTTTATAAAGTGGCTGAAGGGCGATGGTAAAGAAGCTTCAAATGTAAGTGTTTTAGAACAAACTATCCGTTTAAGGCAATTTGTTGAATTTCCTGAGAGTGTGGGGTTCACATCAGTTCCCAATTTAAAATTGGAGTGGGTGAAAGATACGTATCAAAATATACCCAAGATAGTTATTTTTACGTACTTTAAAGAATCTGTTAGATTACTCCAAGAAGTCTTTGACGCTCAGTTTATTTTGACAGGGGATACGCCAGTAGAAGAACGATTCGATTTGATTGAGAGGTTTAATGCAGAACCTACTGGTATGTTGATTATGACTGATGCTGGACGGTTTGGGCTGAATGTAACGGGTTGCTCGACAGTTATAAATTATGGAAATTATTATAATCCTGCAACGATGGCGCAACGTGAGGACAGGTTGCATAGATTAGGTCAAACTGATACTGTACATGTACTGAACCCTTATTTAGTAGGTACTGTGGATGAGGGTATAAGAAATATATTTTTGAAACGGGCTAACGATATTGAGGATTTTATTGAGGGTTCTGAAAGAGTTAGCATAGATAGAATGAATAGAACGGACTATGAAAGACTTGTGGTAGGGGGTTAGAATGATATTAAGTGATAGAGACATTAGAATTGCTATAGAGAGCAAAGAGATAGAAATATCCCCTATGCCTTTTGATGATGCGTTTCAACCGTCATCTATTGACCTACGATTAGGAGAGGGGTTTCTTTCCATTAATGGCACTACGTTAGGTGATGAGACACTAACTGTGCAACCAAATTCATTTGTTCTTGCGTCTACCCTAGAAAATATTGAATTGTCTAGTAGTTTAGTTGCCAAATTAGAGGGCAAATCTTCTATCGGGCGAAAAGGTATTTTTGTTCATGTAACGGCTGGTTATGTTGACCCCGGTTGGAAAGGAAGATTGACTCTTGAGATTTATAATGCTTCCTCTGAACCATATGTCTTACAGAGTGGTAATAAGATTTGTCAGATTAGATTTATGAGACTCTCTTCACCTGTGGATAGAATGTATGGTGACCCTGCTCTAGAGAGTCATTATCAAAATAGTGAGGGTACACAAGCTTCCTATGCCGAAAGCAGAAAGAAAAAGTAAAGCTAAATCTCCAGATAAGTTTACCTCTAGGGATGTATTTGATTATTGGGGCGAGTGTTACGAAAAGTATTTTTCAACTAGTTATAATCCGCATGGATTTATTGGTCATGAGTTACAGCAATTAAAAGAAGCTATTGCTTTATATGAGGTATATCCTGTACTATTAGCAATAGAATCTGGTGTATTAAATGGAGAATCTTCTTTGGTATATTTTCTATCTCGATTAGAGGATTATATCCCATCTACTGAATACCCTAAATTACATTATTGGGTTCGGAGGAAAGGTGGTGTAGAGCAAAAAGACATATTGATGGATTTAATTTTGTTAGAATCTCGTTGGATTCCAGACCCATTGGATACTCGTAGAAAACAAGAGTTAGCTGAATCCTTAAATTCTTGGGTGGAGAAAATTACGTTATGAAGAAAATTGTGAAGCCGATTGAGTTGGTTATACCGTGGCTACCAAAAGGTATAGATGCGATTACGTTATGGCCTTTTATTTTTTATCGCAAGGGTCAGGCTGAGAATATGGCATTGCGAAGCCACGAATATTTTCATTGGTATCATGCTACTAAATTTGGGGTTGTGCCTTGGTATCTCACGTATGCATTTTTGATGCTTGTTTATTGGGGTAAGCCAAGTTCATCCCATCCTCTAGAAAAACCAGCTTATGCTGAACAACGTGAAGTTGAGCAATTAATTAAGTCTCACAAAAAGACCAGTGATTATTTAGAGAATAAATATTTTATCTAATATGAGAGTGAAGAATTGGAAAGTTACGGTTTCATAGAATCAGGGACTATATTTGGGTTAACCAGTTTATCTACATTAAAGGAGCTAAAATATACCTCAAAAGATTTTTCAGTACATTCTGATGCATTAGATTTTGTCCTTGATTATTATGACTCGTATACGGAATTTCCGTCATCAGGACTTCTAATTGAGAAATTCCCTGATTTAGATTCTACGGCTATAGATGCCTCTCTAGATTATTGTTTAGATGCATTTCGCAAACAGGTCATATATAGAAATGTAGTCGAAGTTATCAATCAGCATAAAGGTCGTTTGACTGATGACCCTGAATCAGTTATAGGTTCATACCTAGAGGGTCTTGAAAAGATAACTCTTCAGCATGATGATGACCTTTTGATGTATGATAATGGGTCAGAAGACCGTCTAGAAGATTACCAGCATAAGAAATCTCAACGTTTATCTAAATTTGGGATAATTGGTATACCTACTCCTTTTCGGACAATTAACAATACTGGTGTTGGGATGCAACCCGGTGAAATCTATTCTGTTTTTGCTCGCCCAACTGTTGGTAAAACTTGGATGTGCTGTAAATTTGCTTCAATCGCTTCCATGTGTGGGTACAAGACGTTATTCGTATCTGCTGAAATGCCAGTAAAAGAAATTATGATGAGATTGGATGTTATATCCGCTAATGCTATGAAATATCGTTTCACTCATGATAGTCTACGTACTGGTAGTGGCTTGGATGAGGTGGAGTATAAAGAGTTCTTGTCCAAACTCAATCAAGAGAATTTGTTTGTTTGCGATAGCATTGACCAATCTACAGTGAGTCTAGCTGGTATATCTAGCTTGGTTCGTAAACATAAGCCCGATTTGATTGTTTTGGATAATATTGACCTAGTGGGTGTTCATGCATCCGGTAATCAACCGCTATGGGAGAAAATGCACTCCCTTTTCTATGGTATGAAGAACATTTGCCTTGTTAATAAATGTTCATGTATTATTTCTACTCAGGCTAACAAGGGTGGTTTCGACGTTTTTTCCCCTCCACAGGCTCACCATGTCGCATTTGGGGATGCTTTGATTAGGGCTTCAGATGTTGCGTTCTCTATGTTTTGTGTTGAGGATAATATTGGTAAACGTAGGCTTCAATTTCAAAAAGTTCGGAATAGTAGCTTAACTAATGATAAGGTCACACTTGATTGGAATGTAAATATAGGGCTAATCAAAGAAGAGTAATTTATGTATTGTGTTTTGTTGAAACATCCGGTATAATATTGTAAATGATTTCAGAAATGAGAATGAATAGAGATTGGGGAAAGGCATTAATTGAAGCGGGATTTGATGTCCCAAATAACAAAGTACAATTCAATATTTCTTGTCCGTTTCATGGCCCTGATAAGCATCCTTCGTTGTCAGTTAATTTATTATTAGGAAAATGGATTTGTCATACGGGTTGCGGAAGCGGTTCAATTGCAGGATTTCTTTCCGATTATTTAGAGATTAGTTTGATTGCAGCAGAAAAATTAGCCTTTGATGATTCTATGCATGAGGTTGACTTTTTTGATGCTATAGGGGATGATGATGGAACTCCGATTCCAGAAGTTATTATCCCTTATGATTCATCTTCTGTTCCAGAATGGATTTTTGATAGGGGATTCACCAAGGCTTCTCTGAAACGCTGGAGATGTGGAATCAATCCCAATATGGGGTCATTAGTAATTCCGGTAACGGATTCGTTTTCTAGAGATATTGGTTGGATTGAGAGGCATAGGCCAGATTCTACTTTTCGGTATCAATATTCAACAGGACTTCAGAAAAGTAAAGTTCTTTTTGGGTTACCTCAATCTCGCACACATAAAGAAAAATTTTTGTGTATTACTGAAGGGGCTTTGGATTGTATTTGGCTTGACCAACATGGGTTTCCATCGGTAGCGTTGTTGGGTGTGTTTCTATCGAGTAATCATAAAGAGATATTGAAAAAAGTAGGAGTAAGTGAAATTATATTATGTTTAGACAATGATGAAGCTGGGATGAAGGCAACCGAATATGTTAGTCGAGAAATTAGTTATTATTTTCCAGTTAGTCGAATAACATTGGATGGTGTTAAAGATGTTCAAGACGTTAGAGATTCAAACAAATTGAAGCAGATATTAAATGAGAGGACGGTGCTATAATGGCTGGAATAGGAAAAATAACCCAACGTCGAAAAGATACTGTTAGTAATTTTACTGGTGGAAGAGAGGTTTTTCTGAGGGACGGTGACCAAGTATTGTTGTCCATAATTCCTACTGGAGATGATGGGGATGAACGTTTAACTGATTTTTGGAGACATGCTGTTCAGAGTCAGAATGCTGATGGGGCAACTCGATGGACATATTCCCTCTGTGGGAAATCTGTAGATAAATATTGTGATGTTTGTGCCAGTGGTCAAAGGGCGCAACATCGATTCGCTTTTTGGGTATATGTTTATCATATATTGCATTCAGAGAAAAATCAGGATTCATGGACTGAAGTGAAATCAAAAGCTGGTTCTGATACACAGTATAAAGAAGATGTGAACGGCTTCCGAATGTTCAGTCAGGGATTTGGTCAACGAGACTATCTCTGGAATCAGGTTGTTGATATTTATGAGGAGAACGGCAATCTGAATGATAAAATAATTAGGGTCAGGCGTCGTGGTTCTGGTATGCAAGATACTAACTATTCGATTCAACTCACTGGTACTGACACTGCTATTCCTGAAGAATCCACTGATGAATTGAGTAGATTGGGAAATGCTATGACTTTCTTTACTGAGAGGGAAGAGAATTCACCCCCTAATCACACTAATGGCACTTCTAACATAGCGTCTACCAAAGCTGTTTCATTAGAGAGTTCAGATGATTCAGATTCTACTACTACTGTTGATACTCTAGATGAGCTATTTGATAAAGATACATTGTTTTAAAAATGGTTAAAAATGGTTAAAGAAATTTCTAAAAATGGCCCTAAATATTCTGATACTCTTTTGAAGGGGATGGAATGTTTGTGGTTAGGTTTTCACAGTGATTCCAATTATTACCTAACCATGCCTCTACATAATGATTTTTTTCAAAAACGGGTTTTGAATGGACGTATTGGTACAATAAATCAAGCTGGTTTATATGGTGCTGAAGTTGAGTTTCCAGTAGATAATGAACGAGGATTTGTTAGATTGAATCTGAGCGTTAAAGAATTGTTACCTATGACAACTCAACAGAGGGATATTTTAAGAGAATCTATATTAGGAGAAATTATAGTGAGTACTCAGACAAACAAAGTCACATACAGGTGCGTAGAAACAGGTTGTTCTTTTATTGCTGCTTCTCCGCAGGGGTTAGGGACGCATAGAGTAAAGACCCATAATTTGCAACCTCAGAAACGAGGGGGATTGAGGGTTAAGGTTAGTAGTATATCGTCAAAGCCCATTCTGGATACTGGTGATAAAACTACTACCAAAACTTCAGTTTCAACGAATTGGAAGGCCCGGTATGATGCTATGGTGAAGCGATACAATCGTTTAGCCAGTAGGCATGATTCTGTACTAAACACCTTGGAAAAGATTTCCAAGCTAAAAAAACTCTAATTATAGAGATACTTTACAGACATTAGATAGATAGACCCATTTTTTATTCTTGGTATTGCTGGATTGGGAGCGAGTGATTATCGCTCCCAATTCTATCTTAGGTGTTTATGGTCGATGTTATTTCCTATTCTTATGACGAATTAAGCAATATATTTAAACACCAAAAATATATTGCTGTTGATACTGAAACCACTGGGTTGCATTGGTGGCGTACTGAAGTCTGTGTAGTTTCTTTTGCATGGGCTGGAGGTTCTACGGCTTTGTGGATTCCAGTTGCGGAACGTAGGCCCGATAGTCCGATGGCAAGGTTGCTTACTGAATTATTTAACTACCCTACTAATAGGGTTATTTTTTGGAATGCTAAATTTGATTTTCATCATATAAGAAGTACGTTTGGTGTGGAATCATCTTCATGGGATTCTTTTCATGATGCTATGATTATGTGTCATCTTCTGGATGAAAATCGACGCATGGCTCTCAAAGTTAGGGTTAAAGAAGACCTTGGAATTGACCCCATAGAAGAGAAGCAACTAAAGCTCCATATGCGCCGAAATAAATTGACTACGTATGATGAGATTCCATTGGATATTTTGCTTCCGTATGCTGTTAAGGATGCGGAATTTACTTTGATGTTCTATGCTAAATATTTTTCAGATGTACGAGAGTATTTTTTAGAGGTTTATGACCTAGAACGAAAATCTCTTATGGTTTTGATGGAAATGGAACGTCATGGTGTATTGATAGACAGACCATATTTAGAATCTGTTCAAGTTCAGTTGTTAACTGAGTTAGATGACTTGGATTTATCGATTAAGAATTTAATTGGTGATGAGTTAAATATAAATTCCCCTAAACAATTAGCTGATTTCTTCTTTAGAAAAGAAGGATTGGCTCCCATAAAAATGGGTAAGAATCATGAGAGTGTAGATGTATCTGTTTTGGAGCAATTGAAGCATCCGTTGGCAGAACAATTAGTCAGCTACAGGAAAAAGTTCAAATTAGCAAATACATATGTTGCTCCGATGTTAGAGATGTTGGATGATAACGGTAGGCTACATTGTTCCTATAATCAGGTTGGGGCTAAAACAGGTAGAATGTCTTGCTCTGACCCCAATCTACAAAATATACCTAGTGATAGGGAAACTTCATTGATTCGTCGGGCATTTGTTTCTGATACTGGAATGGTCTTTTTTGATTATTCGGGTATGGAAGCTAGGGTCTTTGCACATTATTGTGATGATAGAAAGTTACTTAACGCTTATAATGATAATTTAGACCCTTATATTATGGTCGGGGCTTCCATATTTAATCTTCCATATGAGGAAGTAGTATCTAAACTTGAAGCCGGGGATTCTGAGGCTAAGAATATTCGTTACATAGGTAAGACTACTTTTTTATCTACTATCTACGGGGTTGGGAAAAAGAGATTATCTGGTCAATTGGATGTGTCGATGGACGAAGCAGAATCTTTCTTAAAGAGTTTCTTCAAACTGTATCCCAAAATCAAATCTTTTATACGCACTACTAGCGACCAAGCAAAAGTTAATGGACATATATCTACATTGGCTGGTAGATACAGACGATTGGAGTTTAAAGATAATTATAAGGCGGTGAATGCGTTAATACAGGGAACTGCAACAGGTGATATGTTGAAGGCATCTTTGATTAAATGCCATGATGCATTGAAAGAAATAGATGGCTCTCTATCTCTAGTTATCCACGATGAAGTGTCTATTGAGGGGCTATCTACTGACGGTATACCTGTGATAAAATCAATACTAGAAGATTTTAAGGGTTTTAAAGTTCCGATACCAGTTGATGTAAGTGTCTCTGATTATTCATGGGCCGATAAAAAGGAGTTGAGTGGGGTATAAAATATGGATAAGCCCAATTGTTTAGAAGGACAGGCCCATCACTGGATTTTTCCTACTGGAACTGGCTCCACTAAGATTTTTGGGCCTAGAAGGTCTGGTGGTGTGGGTTTTTACGATGCGAGTGCAATTAGTATAAATTATAAACGAACAGCTACGTGTAAAATATGTGACCAAACATATACTTTTGAAAATATTAAAAGTCCTTATGTCAGACCTTTGGACGCTTCAAAGAATGGTAGAAAAAGAAGGGCCAAACATAAGAAGTTTACGAATGATTGGATAATAGAGAGAAAAAAGAGCGAGCGTGAAGCAAAGAAAAATTTTGAACAAGGATAGAAATTTCTTCTCGCTATTAAAAATAAATCTATTGAGGTAAGTAATGGCTAAAATAGCACAAAGTTTAAGTTTTACGTTTAGAGTAGGTCAGGCTTCTAATCAATATTGTAAAGTAAATCTTGAGGTATCTGATATTGATACTGAATTGCCTCTGGATGTTCAATTACAGAAAATTGATAACACTCTTGATGGTATCTGGAAGCATATTCGAGATAGAATTGATAATCAAATTGAAGAAGTTTTAAAGGAACAAGAGGCTGATTAAAATGCCACGAAAAAAGAAAGACGATACAACTCCGTTAACCCTATCTGAATTAGGCACTAAATATAATGGTATTCTTAATGTAGGTTCCTCTGATGATTTTTTGTATGATAGAATTTCATTTGGAATACCAGCATTAGATAAATTATTGGGCGGTGGAATACCTAAGAAACGCCTTACGCTTCTAACTGGTCAATCTAATGCTGGTAAGAGTTATCTGGCATCTCAGGCTGTTGTGAATGTTCAGAAAGCTGGTGGGACAGCAGTATGGCTGGATTCGGAGATGAGTTGGGATTCTGGGTGGATGCAAAAATGTGGGGTGGATACAGATAATATTTTATTGACACAACCTCTTACTGGGGAAGATGCTTTCAACACCATTAGAGATTTGATGATTGATGGTGTAGACTTAATAGTTTTGGATTCCATTGCTGGTCTAGTTCCTTCAGCAGTTCATGAAGAAGATTTTTCATACAATCCTATGGCATGGCAAGCACGATTAGTTAACACTTCTTTACCAAGGCTTTTTCCGCACTTTAAAAATGGAAGTGCTTTGGTTATTATTAATCAAGTTCGCAGTAGCATGGGGCCAGTTTCTTTGGATGCAATGCCGGGGGGAGTGGGACAAGTATTTTTTAGTCATATGATTCTACAGGCTAAACGGTCTGGTTGGATTGAGGATAACAAAGTAAAAGTTGGGTTTGATATTGAAGTACGTTTACGGAAAACAAAGGCTGGTGGTTTGCCATTTGATTCCTGTACCATTCCATTTAGGCTAGATGGAGGATTTGATATTGTTGAAACGTGGATACGTGAAGCACTAGACATGGATATAGTTAAACAGTCAGGGCCGTGGTATGCCTTACCAGAAATGGATGAGAAATTAATGGGGATGAATAATGTGAAAACTTTTTATTTAAACAACCCAGATAAGTTTAAGCTCTTACAGGAATTGGTTGGTGTCTAACGGAATTACCTTGATAGATGTTCTTTCATGTCTTCCTGATGTGCGTTCTTTAGATAATTTACTATGTAAATTTTTAGAGTACACTGAAAAAGACCTTGAGACAGTTGATTTACGTGATGATATTATGGCTCTTGCAGTTGGTTATCAGACTGTAAAGTTATTTGGTTTCTTATCTGAAGTATTTTCTAAGGAACCATTTGATTCTTTGACCGGAAAAGAATTATCTGAGGTTATAAAACACAGTATGGATTATTTTCATAGTCGGCTAGATACAGAGGGAGGTGGTTATGATTACATATGAGTATAAATTTATAGACTTATCTTTGCTGGGTGGTTCTGCGTCAGTCATTGATGCATTTAATGAACAGGGCGGTATTGGGTGGGAATTGGTATCGGTTGTGGGTGGTGTTGGGTATTTTAAACGGTCATCAAATAATGGGTTTGATTCAACAACGGTTTCTGTTAGTGCTGGTGAAGATTCATCTAGTATGACTATTATCACTACTGATAATGTATCGGGTGAAGAGGTTCTGTTGGAAGAGAAAGAACCACCAAAGCGTCGAATTGGAAGACCCCCCAGAGAAGACCGACAAGTCGGGGTTTTGTTAGCAGAAGATTCTATAATGCCTTCACCTGAAAGTATTCAATAATTTGAAACCCCGTGATTTTACGGTTCAAGAAAATAATATAGCGGAAATTCTATCTGACTTAGGTTTACGCTATGAGCAACAATACTCTATAGGCTCTAGAACAGTTGATTTTTATTTGCATGAAATGAACAGTGTTATCGAGGCTGATGGAGTATATGGTCATTTAAGAAAGTCTGATAGAAAAAGAGATTTAGAATTGATGAGTTTGGGTGTAAAGAATATTTTTCATATAAGCGACTCTACTAAACCCAAAATACTTAATACATTGGCAGGTATATTTTGTCAGGGATAAAATCAATACTACGTCAGAGGGAACATAGAGAACCTCTGATAACAAAACATGATGAATGGCTAGTTAAAGAGATTGATAGGCATTTAACCTCTACCTCTGACCAACGACCTCCATCCAAACATATTTTTTATCCTTCGTTTTTAGGGTCTACGTGTGATAGGTTGCTATACTTACATTATAATGGTCTACTTCCAAACCCTAAATTTGATTCTAAAACCCTTAGAATTTTCGCTCATGGTCATGCGACTGAAGCTAGGTATAAGGATATTTTTTCCAAAATGCGAATTTTATCTGGTGATGAAATTCAGACTCGTTATGATAATCCTTGTATTCATGGGAGGGCTGATTTCATACTGAATTTTCCTGAGTTTGGTAGAGCTATTGTTGAGTTGAAAACTATTAATGAGAGAGGTTTTTCTAATTTATCTGTACCAAAATCAGACCATGCTATTCAAATTCAAATATATTTAAACATACTGAATATAGATAATGGGTTTGTCTTGTACGAATGTAAGAATGACCAACAATTAAAGTCCTTTCATATTAAACGGTCTTCCTCTGAATGGGACTCGATTATAGAAAGATGTATTAAAATACAAAATATGACTGTTGTTCCAAAATTAGCTACTATCACACATGAGAAATGGTGCAATTGTTTAGATGTAAAAGAAGAGTTAGAGAATGCTTGAGACACAACAAAATGACACACATCTAGGGGCTGTATTGCGACGAGTTGATTCGTATTTTGAAAAATTAGAACTCCCTAAATTAGAGGCTGATGTAGAAGCCCCTAAAGTCATCTATATATCCGATTTGGAAGATTGCACTAATAAAGATTTAGAAAATTATTTGCTCTTGTTTGGTGGATTTCGTTCTTATTTGGATGCGAAATTAGCTTCTGTTGAGTCTAAAAAAACTATATTGGAAGCGACTTTTGATGAGGGTCTTAACCGTATGCTTTATACATTAGAAGAAAAATATGGAGAAGAGGGGCGTAGAAGACCCAATAAGGAATCTTTACGTGGGGAAGCTATTGCTACTAATTCTGGGTTGAAGAGAACTCGCCAAGAGTTAATTGAGGAAGAAGGGTTATATATTCGATTGTCTGGAATTCGCAATGCTTATAAAAGTATGTATGATGCTGTTAGCAGGGTTGTGGCTTTGCGTGTTAGTAGTCGAGAACAGATTTAGACATGGGGTTCTATATAGGTATAGATTGTAGTTCTCGCTCTGCTCATTTTGTAGTTCTAGATGTAGATGAGAAAATTATTTTGATGGATAAGTGTGTTGATACATCAAAAGATGTAGAAGCACGTTTTAACAGTGTTTGTACTCAATTCAATGATTATATACTTAATCAATTAGATTTATTTGTTGATAGTGTAGCCACAATTGAAAATCCAGTTATGATTCAAAATGTAAAAGCCACTATAACTATCACGAATGTGATAGCTGGTGTTAAGCGAGAGCTTTTTAGAAATGATATTTCGTATTGGGCGGTAGATAATAAGTCATGGAAGAAAGATGTTTTGGCAAATGGGGCGGCTTCTAAAGAAGAAATTTTGAAGTTTGCTGAAATAAAATGGGGTAAGGTTTTTGTAGAGCAAGATTATGCAGATGCAGCTTGCATAGCTCTGTGGGGTCTTGTAAAATTTGGACGAACTAGGGTATAATTTTAAGAATTGTTTTAGTGTATACAAAAATAGAATCCAAATTTATGCTTTAGGAGAAAAGACTATGCTGGGTAATGACGAACTCCATACTAAAATTTTATATCCAGTCACAAGAGTTCGGGCAGGGAATGCTGGTGGTTCGGGGGTGGTTGTGTATTCAGAGCCAGACCCTAAAAAGCCTGATGAGTATATAAATATTGTTTTAACTTGCCAGCATGTGGTTGATGGGGCTATCAAAATGAGGGATGAGTTTGATAGTGTTCTGAAACGTAATCGAAAGACTGATTATTTTGAAGAGGTTGTTGTTGAGATTTTCCAGTATTTGGGTAGCAGACTTATTTCAAGCAACGCTACTACTGGTGATATTATTGCATACGACAAGCACCATGACATTGCAGCTATAAAGTTACATAATCCAAATAAAATGGAACATGTGGCTTCTATAATCCCTGAAAACGAAGTTAAAGAGCTTCGTTTTTTTGAAAATGTTGTGACATGTGGTTGTAGTTTATTGCATGACCCATTTGGAAATATTGGTACAATAACTTCTTTGCGAGAAGTTATAGAGCAAAAGAATTATCTTATGGCTAATGCCCCAGCTATATTTGGAAATTCTGGTGGGGGATTGTTTCATGGTGATACTGGTCATTTATTAGGGTTGACATCGAGAGTTACTGTTACTCAATTAGGATTTGGGTTGGATGTTCAAGCATGGATGAATTTCAGTACGCATCCAGAGCGTTTATATGAGTTTTTTAATGACCAAGAACTTAGATTCCTAGTAGACCCCACAGATGATTTTCATAAGGCAATGTCTAGGAGGTTGGAACGGCGAAAAGACGCTATACGAGATTTATTTTTAACTGATGAGAAGGAAGAGGAAGTGGTAGTTGATGGCTAAGAAAAAAACTGAGTCTAGAGAATGTTGTTTAGATAGTGCTGTGTCGTGTAAGTGCCAGTCTGATGACCAGTGCATAGAAGTCTTGAAAAGGTATTCTAAAGTCGTTTATTGTAATGATGATAAATGCCTGTTTAATGTATCTTTACCTTATGAGTATTTTGTGAATCGTGGTCTAAATCATAAGCCCTTTAAAGATGATTCTTTTCATGGGGTTTGTGGTAGGGCAGATATTGGCTTACGTCTAAAAGAAATTAACGTTACTGAAACAGGTTCTAAAGTAAAGCACTCTAATACCATTTGCACTGTGCGTAGTGATAAGGGATATAAAGGTCATATGGACTTTTCTAAACTATTACAATCTGACGGTACTCCATATGGTGGAATAATACCGGGGCCAGTTGACCCCGGTACTGCTTATGGAGTTCGGTAAGGGTAAGTTTAATGAGGTCACAGACATCTACTGAAGAGGAGCGCAAAAGAGCATTAGAGTTATATCTGGAAGGGAGTAAATCTTTTTCTAAAATGGCTGAGACTCTTAGTGATGAGTTTGGTCGAGATGTGAGTGTAAATGCTCTATATGCGTGGAAACGCAAATATGATTGGGAAGACTTGCGAGCCAGACAGCAAATTGTTGTTGTTCAAAAATTATCTGAATTGGATGAAGATGAAATAGTAGTTGACCAGAAAAGACAACTGGACAGCTATAAATATCTCTCAGATAAAGGTAGGTCTGCTTTAGAGACATTGCAATTTGGTGATGCGATGGAAGCCACTAGAGCTATGGATATAGGTATTCAGGGTGAGAGGAAAGTTCGTGGTGGATTAATCAATTTAGAATTTGTGCAAGAATGTATGTCTATTATTTTAAACCATATTGATGATGAATCCACATTAAAGAATTTAGCTATAGATTTTAGGAAGTTGCTAGTGAAGTATAAAGATTCATAAATTATTTATTGAGAGTGTTCTATGCCCAGAACTTATAAGAAAAAGAATGATACATTAGTTACATTTGAAGATGGCTTACAGGAGATGATAGATACTCTCGATGATAGACAATCTATCGACACTGGGTCTTTTTGGGAATTCACACGAGATATTTGGAGTCAAGGATACGAGCATAAAAATTATTTTGATGCATGGCATGTTGGAGTTATATGTGATGATGTAGATAGAGCAATGGCTGATGGTAAACATTATGTTGGTATACTTCCAAGAGGTCATATGAAATCGACTATCTTGGGGTATGCTTTTTGTGTTTGGCGTATTTTAAATTCTCCTCAAGATACGTCCATACTTTATCTCTCATATAGCGATGGTATGTCTCGCTATCATATTTCTGAGATGAATCGACATATACGTGGAAATCCTCAGTTAATGGACTGGATGACTGACCGTTCTCCTAATGCTGATTATTCGTTTAGATATTTAGTAAATGGTTCTCGTGCCGAAGTTATGCATGGGGGTCTTTTTTCCTTTAAGCGTGGTATGCATTTGAATGGCGCACTTGTTTGTGATGACCTTATGCGTGACCCTGAAAATCCATTGAATATCTCTAGCCTTAGTAAAATCGAAGAGTGGTTTTATACTGAGACTCTTTATATTCCCAATCGTGGTGTTCCCGTAATTGTTTTAGGTACTCCGATGTTACCGGGAGACTTGCTTTTTAAATTACAGGGGGATGAACGCTTTATTTCACGAGTTCTCCCAGCATTAGACCCAATTCCCGGTAGAAGGGTCTTGATGCCAGAATTATATACAGAAGCAGAATTATTGCATCAGAAGCAAATTAGACCGAAATCGTTTGCGTCGGAAATGATGTTAACTCCTTATTTAAGTACTGAAAGTTATTTGAATGATGAAGATATTGGTAATTGTGAAAATGATGAACTTGAATCATTAGACCCATATAAAAAACATGATATAGAAGCTGATTTTACATTTGCGGGATTTGACGTAGGTAAGAAACGTCACCCATCACATTTAGCTATTTTTAAAATTAAAAATAAAGTTATTACTCAAATACACCAATCCTTTTTAGATAACTGGGATTATACAGACCAAATTGCTCATTTAAATTTAGTTGCTGAAAATTTTGATTTGGATAGGGCTTATGTTGATAATTCTAGGGGGGAGTTAGAGGAACGGGGGTTGGGTGCTATTTGGAATCCTCTGACATTTACTTTGAAGCAAAAACGCAGAATGGCACAAGTTTTTGAGGAATATGTGAATTCTGGTAGACTTCAATTGATAGCTGATGAAAGACAACGTTCACAAATAACTTGTGTTAATAACGATTTGAAAGCACCTGAAACACCTCTAGGACATGGTGACTCGTTTTTTTCTGTAGCTATGGCTTTACTTGCTTGTTATGAACAAGAAACTTCTTCTACTTCATTGATTGGGGATATGAATGATTTCACCCCAAAACCAAATGAAAATTCACTTGAACCCAAGTTCGATGAAGGGTATACTAATAATGAGACTAATGATGAAGTATGTCCTGATTGTGGCAGTAAAAATGCTTGGATTTCAGCGAATTCGCTATGTCTATCCTGCTATGCTGGCTCTCTTTCGTTAAAAAGAACTTCTAATTTAGGGAAACTTGATGAAGAGGTAACGGATTTCCCCTTTGGTTAGACTACTAGTACTATATTTTTTGAGGTTTATATAATGGAGAATTTGGCATTGGATTATGTATCCCCTGTAACTGTGAATGGGTTGCAAATTTTAAAGAGTAGGTATTTTTTAAAGAATCCTGATGGTTCGTTGAAGGAAAACACTCCAGATGAATTATTTACACGGGTGGCGTTTGCTGTTTCTAATGCTGAAGAAGATTCTGAGTATTGGGGGAATCGCTATAAGGAAGAGTTACTGACTCCGCTTATTTTTCTTCCTAATTCTCCAGTGTTAATGAATATGGGAACTGGTGCTGGAACAGGCTCTGCATGTTATGTTGTGAACCTTGAGGACAGTATGAGTTCTATCATGCAAACGGCTTATGATGCTGCCATGATAGAAAAATATGGTGGTGGAATAGGTTTTTCTCTTTCTGATATTCGTCCTAAAGGATTTCCGATAACTACGACTCATGGAAAGGCGTGTGGCCCCATTGCTGTTTTGCGTATGCTTTCTGAGGTAGGCACGATGATTACTCAGGGTGGCAAACGTGATGGCGCACATATGGGTGTACTAGAGGTTTATTCTCCTGATATAGAAGAATTTATTGGTTGTAAGACTACTGAAGGTAAAATTCATAATTTCAATATCTCTGTTGGTGTAGATAAGAATTTTATTGATGCTGTGAAGGCAGATGAATATTTGCATTTGACTTGGCCTATGTGTCGTGAACGGCATCCTGTGAAGACCTCTGAAAATGGTATGGGTCAGTCTATGGATTGGGATACGTGTGGTAGAGTTGAAGGGAAATTAATTCGGGCTAGAGAAGTGTTTTCTAAAATCATTCATGGGGCATGGTTAAATGGGGAGCCGGGTATGGTTTGGCTTGACCGTATGAATGAAGATAACACGACTCCAGAATTAGGAACTATCAAGGCTACAAATCCATGTGGAGAACAACCTCTCCTATCCTCTGAGTCGTGTAATTTGGGTAGTATAGACCTATCTAAATTAGTGGTTGATGGAGAATTTGATTTTGAACATTATAGAGAAGTCATCCAGTTAGCGACTCGCTTTTTAGATAACGTAATAGATGTAAATATTCATCCCACTAAAGAAACTTCTGAGATGAATAAAAAGACCCGAAAAATCGGGTTAGGTGTCATGGGTTTTGCAGATATGCTAATCCAGATAGGTGTTCCGTATGATACTGAGGAATCCGTTGAGTGGGCTATGAAATTAGGGGCTATATTAGAGGAAGAGTCTGATGCTTCATCTTGTCTTTTAGGGAGAGAGAAGGGAGATTTTCCTGCGTTTGATGAAAGTCCATTGAATGTTAAGCATGGTGGGGAATGGGAACATATGCGTAATGCATGGCGAAGGTCGATTGCTCCTACTGGAACTATCTCCATGATTGCAAATTGTTCTTCTGGAATTGAGCCTTTGTTTGATTTGGCTTTTAAAAAGCACAATTTATCTGCTGCACTTGAGGGAGTAGAACTTTATTATATACACGAAGATTTGAAGAATCGTGTTTCTCATCTATTTGATAACAATGGAAATTCTATTGAGAAATATATTTCTGAGGGTCATGATGTTAAAGATTTGCTCTCTGATTCCCATGAGCGAAGTTTATTTGTTACGTCTAGTGAGATTGATTATAAATGGCATATTAATATTCAAGCTATGTGGCAGAATTATATTGATTCTGGTGTAAGTAAAACCATTAATCTTCCCAATTGTGCCACAGAGCAAGATATTTGGGATGCTTATATGATGGCTGGAGATTTAAAGTGTAAGGGAATTACAGTTTATCGTTCAGGTAGTCGTGAACGAGAAGTATTGGTTTCCTCTGTAGGAGATAATACTGGGACTTCTTCTAGTAATGATGTATTAGTTCGACCTGAATCAGTGCAAGGCGTGACTTCTAGGATTACCACAGGTCATGGGAAACTTTTCATGACATTGAATTCTAACAACGGGAATCCATTTGAAGTATTTTCTCAAATAGGGAAATCTGGTCAATGCGATGCGGCCTATCTAGAAGCTATTTCACGATTGGTTTCGTTATGTTTGAGAAATAAAATAATGCCTGAAACAATTCATCAACAATTGAATGGCATAGTTTGTTGTCCTGTATGGAGTGAGGGAACACAAGTTCATTCTGTTCCTGATGCCATTGCTTTAGGGTTGAAAACTCATTTTATTGATATTCATGACGGTGTTTCTATATCTTCAAATGGTAAGCTAGGGTTTGGTAGCACATGCCCAGAATGTGGTACTACAACTGTATTTTCTGAGGGTTGCATAACATGCAATTCTTGTGGTTGGTCTAAGTGTAGCTAGTTTTTACATTAACTATATGTTAGAATATTCTATTATACAGTAAAGGAAAGATAAGATGTTAGGAAGTTCATTACGTCAATTTGATAAACAGTATGTTTGCTCTAGGGATGATAAGGGTACTTGGAGAATAGTAGACCTGTGGCATAAAGAACTAGAGGGTTTAAATCTAGAGGATGATATTCCTGATGACCATCCAGCCATTAAGATTTTAACTGAAGGCGAGTTTCTTGAGTTGATAAATGAGTCTAAACGGCTGGGTATGATGCAGAAAATGGAAGAGTCTGGGGAGTTTTCAATTTCCGCAGATGCATACGATTCAGTTTGTGAGGAACGGGATAATCTTAAAATGGAATTAGAAGAAAATACTACTTCTACAAATACTACAAAAATGTTGGTAGAGGCTGAAGTGTCAGAATCATTTCAACTTGCTAATAAAAAATTAGATACGTTGTTGAAATTGTCAAGTCTTGGGACGTTGAATGATGACTTAACCAAGGCAGTTTTATTATTGGGTGGGAATAGTGAATTAGGTTCTGGTGACTAACAATAATGTGGGTTATGTAAATGAAAATAGCAGAACTTCTTCCTGAATTACCGGGCGTTTTACAGTATCAGCAAAAATTAAATGATTTGTCTAATATAGTTGATTTGATGAAAGCGTCTTCTGATGGGAGTCCTGAAACATATCGAGTACCTTCTCTTGGATTAGACCATGTTGTAAATCAATGGGTGCGTCAGCAAATGGCGTATCGAATGAATCTGGTTCAAGATTTATTTACAATTGCAATGACCGTAGAAGAGATTCGTGGCCCCATTAATCATATAATTGGTGAGGTTTTTAGAAGGGGCATTCAGTGGAAACCAAAATTTGCTGCAAAATGTGAGGCTTGTGAAATAGAGTTTCAGGATTATTTACAAGTTTGTTCGTCTTGTAAAGGGAAGGTTATTGAGCCTGATTTTACTCAGAGAACAGGTGTGGAGAAATTTCTATCTGATTCTAATATTTTTGACCAATCTCTTGAAGAGGTTTTACGTCAATTTTGGTTTGACGTAAATGCCATTGATATTGGGTGGTTGTATATATCGAAGGAATATATTGAGGATGGCCCAGAGGGAGTGAGGTCTAAACCAATTGAGATACGCAGAATACATCCTTCTCTGATTGAATATGATTTAGATACTAATGGGCTTCCAAAAAACTCTCATTGGTTTTGCTTTATCCATAGAGAACAGGTTTATCCAGAGGCTGGAGATTGTGATGAGTGTGGTAGAACATTAGTCCCTGCAATGTATAAAATGTATCGCTATGGGGGTCAGGCAAATGCTACACGAGCAAATAATTATGCTAGTGAGGGTCAAAATATAACGTATTTATTGGACTCTGAAATCATTGCGTGTAGAAAATTTTACACTGATGAATTATATGGTTGGAGTCCAATCATGACTATACTAGACAAAGCCTTGACTTTGGTTGGTATGGATAAGAATCTGTATAGATATTTTTGGGAACGTAATATGCCAGCTAGCATGATAATGGTATTTACTGATGACCCAGAATCTATGCGCCGTGAGAGAGAACATATAGCGTCTAGAATGAGGCAAGACCCTAATTATATCCCAATGGTTGCTGTATCGACTCGCCAAAGTCGTGGTAGAGTTGAGATGGTTAGGTTGTTCCATACGTTGCAAGAAATGGATTATCTTCCGGTTCGTAATGAAATACGGGAAAGAATAGCTTCTCTTTGGGGGGTAACTCCAGCATGGCAAGGTTCTCCAGAAGCATATGGTGGCTTGAGTTCTAATACACAGCAATTGGCCGTAATGTCTCGTGTTGTGGAACATGACCAACGATTATTGGAACAAAAAGTTTTCCCTAATATTCTTGAGGCTTTTGGTGTTACAGATTGGGTATTGGAACTACCATCACCTGAAGAGAAGGCCGAAGCCACTAAGATTTCATTTGCACAACAGAGAGCCAGCGTTGCTAACATGCTTTTCCAGATGGGGTTTGATGTGAAATCTCGTTCTTCTGGAGTTAGTGTTGATGATATTGACTTCTTAATCTCTGGTGAAGCGAAAGCTCCAGACCAGATGGGGGGCATGGGTGGCATGATGGGCGGTATGGGCGGTATGGGTGGTGGTGATATGGGCGGTATGATGGGTGGTGGGGAAGCTCCACCAGAACAAGGTGGTGATGATGGCCCAGCAACTCCTACATTGGATTCTCTTGGTTTGTCATTGATGAAAAAATCTGGTGGGACATGGTATGAACAATTATTACAAAAGGGGTACTTTTCCCCTATTATAAAATCTGTTAGTGATGATGGTAAAACTGTACTTTTTAATAGTGCAAATGATGATTATGAAGCTACATTTATAAACGGCAATTTAATGCATATTGAGAAGTATTTACATCATCATGATGGTCATCCTCCACATGATGAGAATATAAAACATAATTTATCAGCTAATAGAAAGAGTCGAGTTGATACTGCTATGTATGGCCCAGAAGAAGCTGAGGAACTTGATGACGAATTTCTTGGGGTGTAGCCCTCTCTTGTTATCTTTTGAAGCTAAGTTATGGATAGAAAATACTTTTGAGAGGGCTTTATTTAATGTGGTTTGGGAAAATGAGGAACCTGTTTCTCTTATTGTCACAGTACATAAGGGAGAAAAATTTTTCTTAAGTAAAGGTACAACACTTGTTGATATTCAACAGGATTTAGAAGAGTGGCAGAATAATGGTTGTCCTATAAGAGAAGTTGAGTAGTGTTTTTTAAGCTTTTTTGGGATGGCTTATGCCACAAATACATAATATTCGGGTCAATAATTCCAGCTATAGGGTTGAAGTAGCAAACACTCCTCACCTCACTAGTCTTGGATTGTCTTTTAGAACGCATCTCCCATCTAATGGAGGGATGCTTTTTGTTTTTCCAGATGAGGTTAATCGTATATTTCATATGAGAAATATGAAGATTCCTTTGGACATTATTTTTATTGGGGCTGATAAACGAGTCAAATGGATTATCGAGAATGCTCAACCTGATAATGAGCGTTTGGTTTCTTTGCGTCCATCTAAATATGTTTTGGAAGTTAATGCTGGAGATGTAAAGAAAAACAGTATCAGTATGCATTCAAAACTGGATACACTAAATAACCCTCTGATAAAGTCTTCAGATACATTAGAAGGATGGATACAGAAGCAAGATGGTGGTGGTGATGGTGGTGGTTTTTCTGGTACTGCACATACATCAGAAGGAACCAATACTTTCACTCGTACATTTGGCCCTAGTAAAGATAATAAAAAACCGTGGGCAGGGAAGAAGAAAAAGAACTGGGCTAAGATTTTAACGTCTGCTCCTGATGAAGAACATATAACTGTAGCCATGCTTAATGAGTGGCTTGAGAAACAAGAAAGAGATATTCCTTCAGAGATGCGGAGAAGGGGATTAGAGCCGAAGACAGGGGATTGGGAGCATCCGTATCGGTGGGTTCGTAGTATCGACTCGTCTACACTATCTCCACCTGAAAAGATACAGTCTATAATCGAATCTGCACCTGATTTGAAACATGTGTTGGATAGTTTATCTGAGGTCGGACAACCTTATTTAGTTGGTGGTTGTGTTAGAGACATTTTGATAGGCAAGGATTGTAAGGACTTTGATATTGAGATGTATGGAGTCCCACAAGATGAATTAGGGGAACTCATACAGAGTAGATTTGGAGGAAGTTCAGAACAAGTTGGTAAGCAATTTGGTGTGTTTAAGGTTGGGGATTTTGATATTTCTCTTCCACGAACTGAGACACAAACTGGGGAGAAACATACTGATTTTGATGTAGTACCAGACCATACTCTTGACCCTATGACTGCTGCCAGACGTAGGGATTTCACCATTAATGCGATGATGTATGATGTAAAAGAGGGTACTATACTTGATTTCTTTGGAGGTGAAGAAGACCTTAGTAATGGGCTGATTAAACATATTGATGATGAGACTTTTGTAGAAGACCCATTGAGAGTTTATCGTGCCGCACAGTTTGCTGCCAGATTTGGGTTTAATATTGACCCATCTACCCAAGAATTAGCATCTCAAATGGATTTATCTAAGCTCCCTATAGAGAGGGTTAACGAAGAATTCACTAAGATGTTATTGAAGTCAGACACTCCATCTATTGGTTTGGATGCTTTGAGTGAGATGGGGGTATTGTCAAGATATTTTCCAGAGATAGCTATTTTGGATGAGACTCCTCAACGTGATGATTATCATGCAGAAGGCGATGTATTCATACATACTAAGATGGTGCTTGATAGGGCTACGGATGTTATAAAGAGGTTCCCTTCAGACAAAGAAAAAATTACTATCATGTTGGCATCATTATGTCATGACCTTGGTAAACCAAGTACTACAGAATACCATTCAGATGGGTCAGTTTCTCAACATGGGCATGAAGCGGCTGGTATAGACCCCACTAGGTCATTTTTATCTAAATTGACCAGAGAGGTTGATTTGATTAATGATGTTGAATTTTTGGTTGAGAATCATCTTCTTCCTCCGAATTATTTTAGGAGTAAAACATCGGATGCTACGTTTAGGAAATTAATCAATCGTTATGGTATGCGAAGGCTAAAACTTTTATCCGCTGTTTCTGAGGCCGATATTCTTGGACGTTTGAATCGGGCCGAAGATGGGGGAATAGAAGAACCCGATAATGATGCTACTGAATGGTTTAATTTGAGATTGGATGAAGTAGCTGAAAAATCTAACCTAACTCTTGAAGGTACTATAAAACCTTTGATAACTGGTCATGAATTGAAAGACATGGGTTTTACAGAGGGGAGAGAATTAGGAGATATTCTCAGAGATATTAAATCTCATCAAGAGACAGGGCAAATAGCTGATTCATCTGAAGCCACTGAGTATGTACGAAATAAATATATGAGTAAGGGTCTTGGTGATTTGGTGGATTGGCTATTCAAAGCTGTATCTTCTGAATCAATAGCAGAAGCAAAGAGGAAAGGTTTGGTTCCTCAGTCTGGTGACTGGATTCGTCCCAAACGGTGGGTTCGGCCTGAAGACGCTGATGTTGTTGTTGAGGAACCAGATGCTCCACGAGTTTATTCGTATGATGAAGTTAAAAAATTTGTGGAAGATAAAGTCTCTATTAATTTTGATTTTAATGAAAAGCAAAAACAACACGGCACATGGGCTGGTAGCGAAGAGTATAAACTTGCCTATGACCAAATTGAGGACATAATAGAAGTAGTTGTTGGCTCTTTTGACGGAGGTGAGGAAGGCCCAACTCCTAAACATGTTTATGAGGGATTTGGGGAACCTAAGAGAGATAGACTGCATAGGCCAGTTGGGGGGAGAGAAGGGAAAAGAAATATACCTAAATGGCAATTAGATAGGTTTATAGGTAATTTTCAGTTAGAGTGGGATGAATCTCCCGGCGATTCCGATATGAAAACGAGAACAGGTGGTGAGTTTAGTGGGGTTGCTGCTCATTGTGATGTAGATAGTAATATAGTTCTTTGGAGAACAAAAAATCATGTTACATATGGGCAACAATATCCTGCTACAAGACACCAACATCTTGCTGAAATTGTGGTACATGAGTTAGGTCATGCTATAGTTTCTGATATGAGAGATGATGTTCCATCTTGGGTTACGGCGCATTTACGAAATGCTTATTCTAATGCTGTTGAATCAGGAAAAGGGTTTGTATCTAAGTATTCTACAGTGGATTCAAATGAGTTTTTTGCAGAATCCTTTAAGACATATATATCAAAAACTGATTTATTAGAACGGACTAATCCTGAGATATTTGAGTTACTAGAAATATTAAATCAAGCTGATTCATTGGACTCTTTGCATAGACCGTTTACTGAAGAAGAGTTTGATAAATACGATTTAAAAAATATGTTTTCTCTTGCTTCTAAAGAATTTAAGCTTGCTTTTGAGCGATTTGAATATCATCTTGGTAGAGATTCTAGAAATACAGGAGAAGAAGACATTGAAAAACGAAGAAAGCAAGTTGTAATAAACCTTTCTAACAATGTTCGTAACTCTATTGGTATGGGCCTTACTAAAGAAGATTTGATGGGACACTTACAAAGTCGAATAGAGTCTCAAGAACAAGTTAATCAAAGCATGAAAGGAATGCAAGAAAGAATAGATACGCTACCAGAATCAATGAGGGAAGTGGTTGAGTCATGGGAATTTAAAACTTATGACGAATTTTATCCGAATGTTAGACCAGTATATGAAGAAATAATTGATTCGGTTATTTCTACGTATTATCCAGATTATGGAAATGTAGAGCCGTGGATTTCTATGTATGGACGAAAAGATGTAGATATTAAGAAACAGTCTTCCCATACATTTAAACCAATGGAAAGAAAAGACCTAAGTAAAATTGATGACCCAATAGAGATTGGTAATCCTGTTGATGAAGAATCTATACGTGAAGCATCCGAATTTATTAGGGAGCAAAAAGAGAAACAACTTTCGGATGATGAGTCTCTAGAAAAAGCTGTTTCTACTGAATCCATTGCTTCTGCAAAACGTAGGGGTCTTATACCGCAGTCTGGTGACTGG